AACGCATAAATTATTTTGTGCCCGGTCAAGCTGTAATTATTTCAGGCTGCGGAGCTGCGTTCGATCTAACCGTTACAGTTAACGATCATCAAATTGCGCCATACATATTCACAACAGCAACAGCAGCACCAGATCAAATATTTACACCTAAAATTCCAGCTGGTTTAGCCGTACTTAATGGCTCAACAGCTGACGATTTATATTCAGGCGTCGCGCCAGTAAAGTCGGCGCTCCTAGTCGTATCGGTCGAGGTCTTTCAGTCGATCACAGCTCCGGGCAATACTTCGGCACAGGTTGACTTCAATCCATCGCCTTTCGTGCTAGGTCGCTCATTACAAAATCGCGTAGTCGGTTTATTAGCTCCATTTATTGACGTCGAAACTATGGGTCAATAATGCCTACCAGTATTCAGGCTGACGTTCGTGCGCCACTAGCGACCGCTCTCGCTGGCGTAACGGCTTCGGTCTATGAATCAGTACCCGAGGCGGTTATTCCGCCCGCTGCGATCATCGTGCCGGGTACTCCGTATTTGGAGACGACGCTAATTAGCAGTTCGATCCAATTAAAAGTTAATTTTACAATCTCAGCCGCCGTCGCATATAACAATAACGCGGGCGCTCTCGATAATCTCGAGAAGTTAGTCATACAGATTCTCGCGGCTATTCCGTCGGGATATATCGTCGGCGACGTATCGCGTCCGTCGATTATTGCGTTAGGTTCGAGTAATTTACTTATTTCGGATATTGACGTGTCCACTTACTACAAGCAAGAAAACTAGGAGAACAAATGCCAACTACAATCGTTACAGGGCGCGATATAACTTTCACCATCGATGGTGCTACTTATGACGCACAAGCAACAGCCGCGACTCTTACAATCGAGTCAACTATCAACACTTACCAAACACTAGACGGTAAGGCTTATTTCACAACCGATTCTCAGGGTACTTTCGACGTCGAAATGCTTGCGGACTGGACAGCTGGCGGTTCATTATGTAATTCACTATGGACAGCAGCCGACACAGCTCCGAACACACCACTAGCGGTCGTGTTTACAGCTGCGAGCGGATCAGTCTTTAATTTTGACGTACAGCCAATCTTTCCGAGCGCTGGCGGCACAGCTCCAGACGCTCAGACAGTATCGCTTAGCTTTACTTGCGTGACCACACCAACACTATAGAAAAGAAATCGGGAGCATGAAACTACAAATCCATATCGAAACAAATGACGGAAAGACAGCAACCACGACAGCGCAACCGCCAGAGTTCGCTAAGTGGGAGCAAAAGACAGGTTATACAATTCAACAGGCTCAGGAAAAAATCGGAATTTCCGATCTAATGTTTCTAGCGTGGAACGCTTTAAAACGTGAGGCAGCGGGTAAGCCCGTTAAACCTTATGAAATTTGGTGCGAAACGGTGGTCGATATTACGGTCGGAGAAACCGAAGCCCCAAAAGCCACAGCCGAGGAAGCCTAAGCTACTTAATCGTAGAGCTGTCGATCGCGACAGGGATTCCGATGAGTGAGTGGGTGGACGCGGCGGACATATTGACAGCGCTCGAGATATTGGAGAAACGAAATGGCGGAAAGTAAGGAAGTCGTCCAGTACGACAAAGCCGAACTTCGCGCTATTACTGGAGCCTTTAAAGCGATGGACGATGAAGCCATCAGCCAAGCTAAAGAGCAATCGAGTGCGCTTGCCACTTATTTACAGGGCAAAATTACGTCCGCAGCTGGATCGCTTAATTCGGCGTCCGTAGCTGGTCGAATCGCTGAGGGTTCTAAGGTAAGTAAGTCATCTAAGATCGGCGAGATTTCTTTCGGATTTGCCGGACAAAAGTTTAGCGGTGGCGCAACGACTCGCGATTTATGGGGCGGCTCAGAGTTCGGATCAAATAAATATAAGCAATTTCCTATTTGGTCAGGATCAACCGGGCGAGGATCGACTGGCTATTTCATTTATCCAACGCTTCGAGCTGAGCAAAGTTATCTAATCGCTGAATGGGAAAAGGCGTTCACATCAATAGTTAAGAGGTTCGACTAATGGCTGACGGATCAAGAACGCTTAAGCTCTCGATATTAGCTGACGTCGATAATCTAAAAAAAGGCTTATCAGACGCGGGCACAGATACAGACACTTTCGGCGGTAAATTAAGCAGTTTCGGTGCTGCTGCTGGAGCTGCGTTCGCTGTAGCTGGCGCGGCAGCACTTGCCTATGCTGGCGCGTTGCTAGTCGATGGCGTTAAAGCTGCGATCGAGGACGAAGCCGCACAGGTAAAACTTGCCACCGCAATTAAAAACGTTACAACGGCAACAGACGCAACTATCGTTTCAGTCGAGTCATACATAACTAAAACAGCGCTTGCCGTAGGCGTAACCGACGACGAATTACGCCCATCATTTGCCCGTTTAGTTAAGAGTACGGGCGACGTCGAAGCAGCTATGAAGCTACAACAGGTAGCACTAGACGCGTCAGTCGGATCAGGAAAATCGCTTGAAACTACATCTAACTTAATTGCTAAAGCCTATGACGGCAATACCGCAGCGCTCGCAAAATTAGACATCGGCTTAACAGCTGCCGAACTTAAGACAATGAGTTTCGATGAAGCGATTGCCGCTGTAACAAAAACTTATGAAGGATCCGCTAACGCTGCGGCTGATACTTTTGCGGGAAAGATTGATCGATTAAAGATAGCATTCGATGAGGGTAAAGAATCAGTCGGAGCGTTCGTACTAGACGCAATTACTCCAATGGTCACTTTATTCGTCGATAAAGTTATCCCAACCATCAGCACACTAGCCACAGATATAGGCGAGGACTTACAGCCAGTTTTTGAATCATTAGGTACATTTTTTAAAGATACGTTTCTACCGGGCTTAACCGCGCTTTACGATTACATAAACAAATATGTTGTACCAATATTCAAAGCCACTTTAACACCAGTAATTCAAGGCGTTAAAAATATATTTACCGCAATCGGTACAGCTGTATCTGATAACACAGGATTTTTTAAGCTGTTAGGTGCTGGCTTAACCGCGTTTTTAGTATTGGCTAAACCTGTTGCGACGTTTATAGGTACAACTTTTAAACTGGCGTTTAGCGGAATCGCCCTAATTATTGATGGAGTTTCAGCAGCAATCGGGGTTTTAGTCGGATCAATTAACGGAATTATTACAGGTATCAACTTACTTATTTCAGGCTATAACATCGTAAACAATCTAAAGCCCGGTTCAAAAGATTTAGCGAAAATTCCTAAACTAGCTGCTGGCGGTATGGTTTCAGCAAATAAACCGTACATTGTGGGCGAAGTGGGCGCTGAGTTATTTGTGCCATCATCAAGCGGTCGCATAGTTCCAAATAACAAGCTAGGCAGCGGCGGCGGAAATATTTACATAAACGTATCTGGGGCAATCGACCAAGAGGGCACAGCTCGACAGATCGTTAACGTTCTAAATAACAGCTTCTATCGCGGCACAAATGGCGCTAATGCGCTGGCGTTCTAATGACAGTATTTAATCCAGTCTGGCGCGTAAAGATTCAGGGCGTCGAATATACAACTTACACGCTGGCGAATCTAACTATTTCAAGCGGTCGAAATAACATTTATCAACAGGCTCAGGCTGGGTATTGTAATTTAGAGCTGCTAAACCTGACCCAAGCCATCGTTAACATAAACATAAACGATTCAGTTTCGATCGAGCTACAAGATTCGACTAATACTTACGTGCCAATATTTGGTGGCACAGTCGTTGATTTCGGCGTTGAGATTATTACAGCTGGCAGCGTAGGCATAAATCAAGTATTAAAAATAACCGCGCTGGGTGCGCTAAGCCGATTACCTAAAGCTCTCACAGATGGCATATTGTCAAAGGATTTTGACGGCGATCAAATCTGGGAAGTCTTACAAGATTTATTATTAAACAACTGGGGCGAAGTTCCCGCAGCTGAACAATGGCAAGATTACAATCCGAGCGAAACGTGGGCGACAGCTGCTAACGTGGGATTAGGCGAGATTGATCGTCCGGGAAATTATGAGCTATCAGCTCGATCATCGGATCGCACCGACGTTTATTCGCTGGTTTCAGCTCTCGCAACGTCTGGGCTAGGTTACATTTATGAGGACGCAAGCGGGCTAATATCATATGCTGATTCGACTCACAGATCGATCGAGTTAGCCACTAATGGCTATACAGACTTAACAGCCAATCACGCGCTATTTAACGGGCTAAAGATTGAGACTCGAGCTGGCGACGTTCGAAATGACATTACCTTGAAATACAAGGCTAACGGTTCTAGTGAAGTAAGTGCTGAGGATATTCCGTCGATCGAGACTTACGGTCGTTTAGCCCAGATCATTAACACCACACTTCACAAAGCAACAGACGCTCAAGATCAAGCCGATTTTTACTTAACGCTACGAGCTACGCCTCAAGCGAACTTTACGTCGATCACTTACCAGCTCACAAACCCAGAGCTAGACGACCAAGATCGCGATTCGCTGATAAACGTATTTATGGGCTTACCACTACGAATCAGCGACTTACCGCCAAATATGGCGTCTGGAACGTTTCTAGGATTCGTCGAGGGCTGGTCGTTTAAGGCTGCCTATAATGAAATCGCCATAACGCTAAATCTTTCGCCACTAAGTTATTCATTACAAGCTATGAAGTGGCAAGACGTTTCCATCGCGGAATCGTGGAATACTATATCTGGGGCACTAACTTGGGAAACCGCGTTAGTCGTGGCATAAGGAGAATAAATGACAAACCCAACGAGCAACTTCGGCTGGCAAATGCCAACGCCGACGGATTTGGTAACTGATTTACCAGCTGATTTTGAAGTATTTGGTCAGGCGGTCGATACGTCGATGGCTGATCTCAAGGGCGGCACTACTGGTCAAATTCTGTCTAAAGCTACAAATGCCGATATGGATTTCACATGGATCACTAATGACGTCGGCGACATAACAGCTGTTAACGTAACTAGCCCGATTACAGGTGGCGGCAGCTCTGGCGCTGTCACTATTGCTATTCAGGACGCAACTACAAGCGTTAAGGGTGCGGTACAGCTAAGCGATTCAACATCGACAACTTCGAGCGTTCTTGCGTCAACTCCAACGGCTACAAAATCAGCTTACGATTTAGCGGCTTCGGCTTATGCTCCAGCCTTTACAAATAACTTATACGCTGGTAAGAATAAACTTATTAACGGTGACTTTAACATTTGGCAACGCGGAACAACATTCACTAACCCAGCAAATGGAACATTTACATCAGATAGATGGCGTTCTGGTTTTGAAACACTAGAACCAACTTCTTACGAAATTACTAGACAAACATTTACTCCGGGAAATCAACCAGTTTTTGGTTACAATTCTCAGTATTTTTTAAGAGGAATTTTAACAACAGTAGGCACTTGTACAAAAATAAGAATACAACAAAGAATTGAAAATGTTGAAACTTTTGCTAATACTACTATAACAGTTTCGTTTTATGCGAAATCTGATTCAAATAGAACTCAAACAGTAGGCATAGAACAATTATTTGGAAGTGGTGGGTCAAGTGCGGTTTTGATTACCGAACAAACAATTAACACGACGACCGCTTGGCAAAGATTCTCTTTACAATTCGCAGTTCCCAGTATTTCTGGCAAAACCATTGGCACAGGTTCATCGACTCAAATAACAATTAACCAAAATTTGACTAATGGTAATACTTTGGATATTTGGGGCGTACAAGCGGAAGCTGGCTCAACCGCAACACCTTTCCAAACCGCAAGCGGTTCGATCGGTGGAGAATTGGCGTTATGCCAACGTTATTACATTCGCACGTTATCAACTCAACTTTCGTCTAACTATGGTTTCGGATTAGGTAACTCAGCTACACAAACCTATTTCCAAGTTCAAATCCCAGAAATGAGAACAACTCCAACCGTTTTAGATTATTCAGCGCTTGAAGCAAGCGACGGAGCAAATAATACAGCTTTCACAAATCTAGTTATTAACTCAGGCAACTCGACAGCGCGTATTGCTTTTCTAATTGGAACACATAGTTCAGGAATTACACAGTATCGCCCGTACTTATTAAGAAATAACGCAAGCATTAGCGGCTATCTAGGACTAGGAGCGGAACTCTAATGGATAAGGTAACTTTTATCGAGATCGAATCTTTTGGACAAATTGAAACTCACGCAATTATTGAACATAAAAAAGGCGAGTTTACTTCAATGTCTAAAGCAACTTATGACGAAATGTTAACGGCAAATGACACTAACGAGCTATAACGGCTGGACGGCTTCCAAAGACCAAGCCGAAATTGGGATTAAGTCTTACGCGATACCGGGGACAAATCTGAAGATTCGCTGCGCGGAAGCTGTAGCACCGTTAATCGTCGGATTCTGTACGGAGTTTAACGAGCTAATCGAGCCGATCGACGGCGGTCAACTAGACGACTGGGGATACGCATTTCGCATGGTTCGCCAAGTACCGGACAAGTTAAGCAATCACTCAAGCGGTACAGCAATCGACCTAAACGCCCTAAAACACCCTTTAGGCAAACGTGGCACATTTCCAGCTGAGAAAGTTCCAATGCTTCGGGCGCTGGCTAAGAAATACGGTTTATTCTGGGGTGGCGATTACAAGAACAGAGCCGATGAACATCATTTTGAGATCAACGTAAGCCCAAAAAAAGTCCTAAAGCTAATCGAGGCTTTGGGGTTAGGAGAAAAGTAATGAAAGAGCTAAAGGCAATTCTGGCAAGTTATGGACGATCATCGCTCGCAGGAGCGTTAGCCGTTTACATGACAGGCGAAACCGATCCCAAGAAATTGGCTTATGGTTTGCTCGCTGGCGTTCTACCGCTTCTCATGCGTTACGCGAATCCTAATGACGTTACGTTCGGCGCGAAATCGAGTGAACGCTAACGACTGGGCTGCTATGGGCGTGGCTATGGTCACGCTCCTAGCGGCATTTTTAACGGTTATTCGACACCTAGTTAAGTATTACCTAAGCGAGCTGCGCCCTAATTCTGGGTCAAGCGTAAAGGATCAGGTTTCGCGGTTAGAAGCTCGGGTCGATGAGATTTACACCTTGCTAATTAGCAATTCGACACGCCGCTAATTAGGCGTAAGGCTTGAAATTGTCAGACATTTAGTTCACCCTATAACTAGGGAGCGAATAAGTCGCACCCGGAATCGGGAGCTAATATGTTTACAGTAGTGGAATTGCTGGTAGTCGTAATTATCGCAAGTGTCGGCTGGTGCTTAGTCGGCTGGTCAATAGGCTTTAAAGCTGGTATGAAAGATGGCTATAACCGAGGTCGAGCAGCTGGGCTTCGCTGGGCAACAGATCGCGTGAGAAATTCCTAATGGCGCTACCACTTGAGGGATACGAAACCGTAGCCGAACGGATCGAGAAGTTCTGGGCGCAATATCCAAATGGTCGAATCGACGTCAATATCGTATTTCAGGACGGTACTCGATACATCGTCCAGACGGACATTTACAAAGAAATCACAGACGCATTACCTTTCGCGACAGATTTTGCTGAGGAAATTAGATCGAACGCTAATCGATTTCCGCTCGAAAATTGTAGTACCAGCTCAATCGGGCGAAGTCTCCACACAGGCGGATTATCTAAATTTAGCGAGAATCATAATCGACCATCACTTGAGGAAATGAAGCGAGTGGAACGCCCAGTTACCACATCACCTAAGCAAGAGCTACCCAATGGCTCTTATGACCCATGGGATATGACTCAAGCGGTTGCTGAGATCGGCGGGATACTTACCGGGCGATCATGCTCTCATGGCGTAATGATTCGCAAAGAGGGCGTTACCAAAGTCGGAAAGCCATAC